GCCTTGCTGGGCGGCGAGTGCTTGCTGTTGCATCATCTCTTGCTGCTGCAATATTTGCTGGTACTGGAACCAGTACGGGCTGTTAACGTACTGTAAATTCGGGTCTTTGGATGCGCCCTTCATGCCGAAGAAGTATTCGCAGATCATGCCTTGTGGCACGCAGCTCTGGAGCCGCACCCACCAAGTATCGTTCAGTGGAAGATCGCCACCAAACTGCGCAGGCAGTAGCGGCTTCTGTCGTAGCTCCAAGATCTGGTTGAGTGTGCCGTCGATTGCTAAGGCTCTCTCAGCGTCGGCATCTTCCTGATCCTGGGTCTTAGCTTCGAGACCCAAGAGCTTGACGTGCGCCACCTTGGCTAGCTCAGGATCGATGAGCGGCAAAAGGTCTTGGTCCAGCAAGCGCTCCAGGTTGGCAATAAGAGGCCGAATGCCTAGGTCGCGGTGGGCTTCGAGCTGGTATTCTTTGTTGTTTTCGCTCAGAGACTGAGAATTAGTACCGCGGGAGAGGTGCGCATATCCGGGCAGCTCTTCCGGCGACATCTGGAAGGCCGACAAAATCGCTCGGACATTGTTATCGCTCAGATACTGAAACTCCATGTCGCGGCTGGAGTTGTCGATCGGCTGCCAAAGAACTTCGTCTTCCTGCCCGACCGCAAATACTGGCATGCGGTGTGCATTCTGGTTACCGTTGACGGCAGCCATGAATTCTTGACGGATTTGCAGGAGCAGCTGAGCGTCCGCTTCATCTGAACGGATGACAATCATACCCCGGGCCGCTCGACCGTTGACAAAGTACAGGCGGTTATGGGTCGTAATGGAGAGGTGGGTCAAAACCTCCGACACCACAACATCCAGGGGCGTACAGGGGAAACCGTTCCATTCGACGTCGGGGACAGGGTAGAAGTTGACGACGATCAGCTCGTCTTCAGTGAACGCCTGTACAGCAACGCCATCGATGACCTGGATGTAGGCAAATTCATCCCATAGATCGGTTCCGCGCTCGGTAACTACTTCGGCTTCTGGGCCGTACATCTGCTTGATCAGTTCGGCCGACCGCTCTCGAACAGCCACGGGAGCTTGGGGATCGATAGTTCGGACAATGGGATATATGGTTCCGGCATCAACTGCTCGGAAACGATGAAAGTCTCCATTCTCGTCGCGAATCGCTTCTACGGCTACTCGACCTACGGTGACAGCCGACGAAGTGATCTCCTTCAAAAACACTTCGAGCGGGGTCTTGTCGGACCGACGAAGGCCATCCGTCTTGCCGCAAGTCTCTAGCAGCTTACAAGCACGTTCGCGACGACGTTCTAGTTCTTTGCGCTGTTCGTCCGACAGCTTCTCGGAGATATTCTTATCGAGAATGATATTGAAACCGATATTGAATCGGTCTTGCTGACGTCGACCAAACGGCGCTACTTGCTGCTGGCGTCCAAGTCGAATGGTCCCGACCAGAGAATCGGAAATGGCCATCCGTTTGAGGACCGGATCGGGCAATCCCATTGTCTTGAGCCGAAACATACCGGCCAAGCCATCGGAGATGTTATACGGATTGCCTACGAAAGAAAGACGACGGACCGTACGCTCAGAACGATCCAGCGGACTCCATTCACGTTTCTGAAGATCGCCCTCATCTTCGTTGGACTCCGCAGGGTCTACCAGGAAAGAAACGGAGATCTTGCGCTTGGTAGTTCCTTCAACCTTGGTAAGTGCCTCGGTCATTGGTTAGACTCCCCACGCAGCAGCGTTCGCAGCGACAGCAGCCCGAGAAGTAACCGACAGAGAGTACACCGGACCCGTGAGTGCAAGGACAGCAGGAACGCTGCCTGGCGATGGCGGCGACAGCCGGCGCGAAACTCCGTTGATCACGGCGTCGGCTTCCTGATCCACAGTCAACACGAGAGCACGCTTGGCAGACGAATAGAAGACTGGCGGAGTACCAGCTGTCTGTACTTCCGTGCTGGGAAGAGGATCGGAAGCAACGATTTCAAACCACGTTGCAGTCAGCTCTCGAACTCGCCACGTACGCAAAATCGGCTGCGAGAAGCCAGCCGAAATATAAACGCTGTCGCCGATTTGCACTGGTCCAGAGCTAAAAGCGACCAGATCTCCAACCGCGATTACGGTAACCAACTCCCCCAAAGCGGAAAAAGGTTGGCCAGCTCGACGTGCCAGCTGCATGGTAGAGCCGTCGGTACTGCGTGCCAGGACATTCCAGAAGCCGCAATTTGCTTCTGAGAATGGACCAGCTGGATCTCCCGTAGAGACTCCGGGAATGAAGATAGTATCTCCCACCTGAACGGCAGAAAAAATCCCATCGTCGGACGCGAAGGTAGCTGTCTCGTTTGCGTTGACCGTAATGGTCACCAGAAGGTCCGTAAGGTCTACGTACCGCGGAGTACGGAGCATTGGAGCCGTGCCAGCCGTCCAGGTGAGCCGGTACACTGGGTCCAGCACCAACGGAGACAGGGTCAGAGTAAAAACCGTCGTCGAATTGGCAGAAATACTCCTAGTGCCGTCGAAGAAGGTAACGGTGGTAGATGGTGGAACCGGCAACGTCTGCTGGTATGGCTGGGGAGCAACTTCGTCGGTGATGTACAGAGTAGGAAAGTCAACCTTCCTGCCTACGGCATCGAAAGCTGTCAGACCGACGGTGAGGGTAGATAGACTCTTCGGCACGAAGCCGAGATTTAGGAAAGAAAGCGGAGCCGTCCTTTGCTGACTACCTTCGGGGCCAGCGCGATACCCAACGAATTAAGTATCTGGTCGTTATATCTAGATACTCTCTCGGCTGTCGCTGGGTCCATTCCTGGGACGATTGCAGTTGACGGCCCAGAAGCAACCGTGACACCGCCCCCAATGACCGGAAACTCGTTCATTACTAAATAACGAACGGCGTCGCATCCGTCATCGTCGGCATCGTTGGGAACATCAGTCAAGTTCCCCTGAGCGTCTCGCTTGTAGGAATACTTGCGTAGTTTGTCAAAAAGTGCTTTGACGCCTGGGACACCTGACAGGAAGAGTAGCTCCGGCGGACGATCCAGCGGACGCATCTTGGTACGACATATCTGGATGCCACCAGCGACGGAGCCGGGCTTCTTGGACCACTTTTGGGTAGGAAGCCCTTGACGTCGGAACGACTTTGTGGCACCCGGGTAAGCTGGATCAGCCCATACCCGTTCTGGCGCAAGCTCGCCTGCAAAACGCTCTTTACATAGCGCTATTTGCTGCGGCTCTTCGAGCTGGGGGACCTCGAAAGCATCGAAGATAAGGCAAAAAGGCGGCAATATCAACGCCCCAACTCCAGCAAAATTGTGGGTAAAGCCGAAGTCTAAGCCCAAGCTGACGCGGGCTCCAAAGTTCTCTCGAAGCTGCGAGACCAGCTGTTCGATGTTCTGGACCTTCAGATCGTATTGATCAGCGAACTCTTCCAAATCCACGAAATGTACATCGGCATCCAGACGTGGATAGACGAGATCTTCCGAAGACGGCTTTCGAGACAAACACTGTGCATTGACTAGATCAGCGCTACCAACCGACTGAATGGTTCGTTGAGTGTCGCCTACCGACTTCAGGGTAAGGGCTTGCGATTTCTGGCCAGTAGCCAGTAACCCACGACACGAAGCAAACATCTTGCATTTAGATAAACAACCTGCATATGCTTGCCGTAGAGTGTAGCCTTCTCGTTTTACTAACGGTAATTGTTCGTATTCTTCTGGAGTAGCTAGCCGCAGCTCATCATCTCGTACCCAAGTAGGAATACGGGGCAAGTCTGGAAGATGCCGTTCAGGTGGGCAGCTTTCGGTGACATCTACGATGTTCCAGTGATGGACCTTGACGCCTAACTTCTGAGCATCGTCAATTTCAGCTTGAACCAGACCGGCTCCACTCTTACGAGTGGAAATCATTAAGGTAATTGGGATTTGACGCCTGCCATTGCGACGCCGCATCGACGGAATGAGCTTGGCGTCTTTGTATGCCTGGGGATCACGAATAACGTCCAGCTCGTCACATACGAAGAAAGTACAGTGAAGCCCCTGAACACCCTGGGGCGTACAAACAGCAACTTCGATAGAAAGGGAAGACTTAGTGTACTTCACCTGTTCCGTTTCAGGCAAAGCGGTGTACTCGTCATTGGAAATACAATCCAACGGATCGTCCTTGTAATACCGAACAACTTCGAGCTGACGCTTATTGTCTCCTAGAATGAAGTCGCGAAGGTACGGACGTTCCAAGAAGCCACGAACGTACTTCTGGGCGTTGAGAGACTGTTTCTCAATTGCTGCAAGGTGTACGACATCTCTATCTGCATGATAGAGCATGAGAATTTCAAGAACCGCTGCTGCAAGAGTCTTAAAACTGGCACGGGCTGCGTAACCAAGAACGCCAGTTACATCCTCGGAATGACCGTCCAAAGCCATCCGATAGACTTCCCACACCAAACCGAACGGAGAAGTAGTGGAGTCAGGATCTACAACATGATCGGGCAGATCCAGATCTAGAAAAAAGTCAAGCCAATTTTTCAGAGCTTGCTGCGTGGCACAAGGCCGAAACAATTGCCTTCGGATCTTTCGGTCATGCTCTGAAATGGTAGGAGCCGATGTTGCTTTAGCCATTCGGCCCACCCTTGCGAACAGCTCTAGACTCCTTCGCTAGAAGGGCCAATTCTTCGTCCATTGAAAGTTCTGGCTTAGGTGGTAGTTCGGGTGGCGGGGCAGCGTTGGAAACACCAGACGAACGCTGACCGGCAGCAGGCTCTAGTACCCGTAGGACGAGTTCGATGAGGGATTTGTACTGTGAAACCGACTCGACTTTGAGAGGAGCTGGCCCCTTACCTGCCAGATGAGCGCGAGCCCTGAAACCGATATCGATGTTGGCGCAATGCAGAAGATCGATGGCGGTCCTAGTCGTTTCCGCTCCCACCAGCGCCGTCTGGTCGATTACTGACGCTCTCAACTTCTCCAGATACGTCACTCTCCCCTCGTCCCAGTTCTGGCGCAGGCGAATGGCTACGATCGCCCCCAACGGGAACCCCGGAAACTCCTTCGCTATCGCTTCGCAGCCGTAGCCCCGAAGAAACAGCGACATCATCTTGAGGCCGGTTTCTTCCGCTATCGTTGGAGCTTTGGGATCGAGCTGCCAAACGCGCAGTGCGCGAGACTCCGCGTCGGTAAGGGGCGGTTGCTGAGCTACTGCTTCGTTCTTCTCCATTCTCGACGAAGATTTCGGAACGGCCAGCAACTTCGATTGTCACATTCGTCGGCCCTAGCAGCTTTCGACACCACCGAACCACTTCTTGTAGGTGTTGTCGGGTCCATTCGACCGGAGAAGCCGGGGTTTTTACCTTCAAAGCACGCACGGAGTCCGACATATCGGCCTGCATTTCCCATTTGTTGGGAAAATACAAAGTATCGAACCAAAGTCGTAACTGTCTGACTTGAACTTCAGTCAAAGCACCAGTAAGTTCATTGACTTGTCGTTGCTTGGCCCAAAGCTCATCTATTTCAGACATCGGTACCTTCCACTTCGATATTGAGTCGTTCGCGAATCATTTGAGCTAAAATTGTGGCTGGTGTGCGCATTTTGGATACCGAGGTGCGAAAATGCTGGATAAAGTTGACGTCCATACCCCGGGACTCCGAGTACGTAGGCGCTTTGTCGTGTACGATCTTAGCGGTTACCCTAGCTCCAGCGGCTGACAGTTCTTCACGGCGTCGAGTGACGTACTCGGGAGTGCCAGTAATCGTGATCCTGTTGATGGCACCCGGGACTATTTGAGCTGGCGATTCCGCTGAGTCTTCTGCTGAAATGACTCTACGGCAGACGGAAGTGGTCTCGAAAGGAGTTCGAGATACTATGCTGCCGTCCTCCGCGAAGTCAACTAGCCAAACCGCTCTAGAAGAGATCCTGGCGTCATGTAAATTACGCCAGCGAGGTGCGCCAGGAAACCATACATTGCCACGTTCTTGGGGCGTATGCAGATGACCAGAGATGACTTGTTTGTATCCTGGGGGGACAGGGAAGCCGCCAGGAATGACGTGGCCATTGTCAAAAACAAAGCCGGCAAACTCTTGGTGAGCAATTAGGCAGCCGCCACCCCGACAACGACTGACAAAATCCTCATAGGTCTTGGCGTAAGACACCAAACAGAGCGGCCCAAGATGTACAGACGGCCAAACAACATTGGCAATGTCACGGTAGGCATCCAGGATATGGGGAGCTATCCCTGGGGTCGACTGATCGTGATTACCTACTATTAGGTATGGAAGATCGGTTCCATGTCTTGTGAGCTGGGGCAGCAGCTGGCGCCAAAACCCCATTACTGACACGTAAGCTACTTCGTGGGTATCGTGAAGATCGCCTAGAAAGATAAAATAGGCGTCAGGATACTGGGAACGAATGCTCAACAGCAACCCAGCCAGAGCCTCACAGTCATCTAGCTCGGACCGGGTTGCGTGTACGTCGCCTACGAGGACGGCTTGCACTCAGATGCCCGAGTAAGCGCAAAGATCTTAGAGATCTCCACTTGTGCCAGAAGTCCAAAACCCGGGACGTCCCACAAAGTACCGACGTCGGAAGGTCGGACCCAGGCAATCATCCCGCTCAGATCATCGTCGCGTTCGGAAACGATCGTGCCTTGACGTAAGGTTTTGTCGTCAGAACTAGATGTAATCAAACCACTTTTCTTAGTGGGTTCGTTCATCGAGAGGAGCACTCGATCGGTCGGCGCGTAAATTTTCGCTTTCACTTCAGTTTCCTTTCGTTTCCAGACAAGAAAGGCTTGCAAGCCCAGATAAGACTAAAACCTTGCGGTCGAAGATAGAAAGTGCCCGAAGCGCCATTTCCATCCTATGTTCTTGTTCGGCGCGTTCAAATTGAACGTCGGGTCTAGAACTCTCGGGAGCTGCATATGGTGCGTCACGCTCCTGTCTGTCTTCACCTTCATCATCGACTGTAGGTACAACCGAAGATGCCAGCATAACGCGAGCAATTTCTTCTGGCGTAGCAGAGTCGCTTGTACCTTCGACTAGCAGGTGGGCGTCTTCGTACTTTTCCGAAAGAATAGTACCGAGCGACTTCCATCGATTCTCTTCGTCCTTTACGGCAATTTCGTATGCGATATCGACTTCGACTTCCACATCCCGTGGGTCCAAAGTGAAAGCACGCGCCAAAAGCCAAGCAATTCGATCACGACGAATGTGATCAGACAAAGACTGATAGTCAACACCGTCAGCAATAAGGTGGCCTGCCGATCGTTTGTTCGCGTGATACAGCACTTTCTTGTCATTCGGCCCCAAGTGAAGATGGGTCAGCGAATAACTATTAATGAGTCTGCCGCCCATGCGACCGATCGCCGTGGTACGGAAGATGCCGCCAGGGGTGGCTGGACGCTCCACGCTCGAAACGTGCTTGTCTGCGGTATGGTTCTTGTCGACTCGATAACCAGACGCCACCCACCTAGGAAACATGAAGTCTCCCACCGCGGAGTCAGAGTGGCCTCGCCAGTACGCCACACCAGCAACAGGATGCCATTCGTGACTGTTCCAGTGGGACCGCGGGACACACTCCACCATGGTCTTGTCCAGGGCCATTATGATGCCCTCCACGGCGACATCTACGAAGTCCAGGTCGGTGTTTTCGGCTCGCTGCGTACACCGACCAAACGCCTTGGCCCTATCGATAACCAGCGGCAGGTTCTGGACCGCGACGTCATCTCGGTGCTTGAATATGGCAAGCGTCAACGTCGCCAGGTGAGCCACCAGATCCGGTGAAGTGATCAAGGGAGCGCCAACTGCCGTTGGAATGTGGATCTTGCGCAGGTAGGTGGCGATTGCCGGTGGGATCTTGCACCGGGACAAAACCCAGAGCACGAAGTTCCAGTTCAACGAGAACTTGTTGACCCCCATCCAGGCACCACGTTTCACTTCGGGAACCACGAACCGATTGAAGACGATCGCACGTTCCCGAAAGTATTGCCGGGCATGTGCAGCCGTCTTACCGCTGGCCGCAAGCTCCTTCAAGAAGGTGGTGAAAACCTTCCGGCCTGCCTCGTCGGCAACCAGAGTTTCTTGGAATTCCCTTTCCAGCCGGATGCAGCTGGCGATCTGGAGGTCTAGCTCCGCAAGTCGAGCACGGTCCTCTTTCTCCTTCTCTGCACGCGGCAGTCGCCGGTCAGAAGTACGGGGCTGAATACCGTACTTGGCTGCAAGCTGCTTCCGGAAGCGAACCAGATGGACTTCGAGTGCTGCCGTGAAGTTTCCAAACGCTGCGTCTCTCTCTTCGCGATTCATGATGGCTCCGTGATGTGTTTGGTTTCGACCTCCGTGGGCCGCTCGTAGAGCTGCTCCGAAACGTGGGCTCGTTTATCCGCCTGGGCATCCAGGACCGGGACATTGCAAACTCGAAAGTCAAAAAAGTAGAAGTGATCCTTGCCGCGACGTCTGGCTCCACGACCGATGGCTTGGATCTGGGCTACCTGCGAGGTCCCGCCAACCAGATACAAAACCGCCATGGGCCGTTCGGGAGTGAGGTCAATTCCAACTCGACCTGCCGACGTAGAGATGAGGTCTACATCCGAGGAGTTGAAAGTAGTACGGACCAGTTCGGTATCGCATTCCTGGGCCGTAGAAGGCAAAACAGAGCGGTTACCAGTATTCCCATGTAAAACCAGAGCGTTGGGCACTAAGGCCAGGAGCTTAGCTGCCTGCGGGAATTCTTCGACTAGGTAAAGGACTTGGTACCCACACGACCGAAACTTACTGCCGATCGCAGCTGCTGAAGCCAGAACGTCGTCACCCTCATACAGATGAGCCCGGTTCAGACGGTCTGGATCTCGTCCAGCACAAACTACCTTACTTCGGACGTTGACCATCCCGAAGTGAGGTACGGCCAAAATGTCTCGCTCCACAGCTTGCCGAAAAGTAAGTTCCGCTACTGTTGGACCGATGACAGCGTGCAGAACTCGATCCAGTCCATCGGACCGCAGCAGGGTAGCGGAGACGAAAGCTCGGTACCGAGCGTTTCGCATAATGCCCTTGCTGACGCCGAGCAGCACATCAGCTGCAAAAGCATGGGACTCATCACCTACGAACACATCTGCGTTGAAAAAATGTTCCCAGCCTGGAGTTCCTGGTTCCACATTCTTCAAGGACAAGGCCGTAGCCACCGTTATGAGCTTCCCAAGCTGCTTGGTCTTGCCGTCAAACATCCCGACGTTCTTGGTGCCCAGCAAAGCCGTCAGCGTAGCAAACAGCTGCCTGGCGATGCTGCCTGAGTACACGACAACGACCGAGCGCAGCCCTAGCGACCGTAGATACATCGCGATCAGTAAGCTCTTGCCGCTGCCCGTGGCGTAGGAGCCAGCTCCATGTCGAGCGGCAACCAGAGCCTCGCTGCCAATAACTTGATGGTCAAACGGAGCCCTACCAAACAGCTGCTGCGGTGTACGATGCCAAGGCAGCGGTCGTGCTTCTGGAGTGGGGAACGCTTGTCGTATCGGAAGGGAAAGTATTCGAGATACTAAGTCTCGTACTCCCGAATAAACCCACAGCCCTTTCTCATCTTCCTCAATCAAACAGCGAGACATACGAGCTAGCAGTCGCTGTTCTTCGAGTCGATAAGCCTCAGCTCCGATTTGCCGTTCCTTCCAGGGGCGAGAGTTCTTCCATCTCGCAAGCTGGAACTTGGCCGAAGTATCCGTAACGGTCAGGTCCCGGTACAGCCAATCCAACAGATCTTCCGGTAGCCCCTTGGGCAATCGCAGCTTGACCGGATCTTCTAGCACAAGTTCCACATTTGAAGGGGTAGCTAAAGATCGTGGGTAGACTTTCTTGCCAACCTCTGGGCAGAGGGGGGCCGACCTCCCTGACGGGGAGGGTCTGAGGAACGAAAGGCTACTTCCTGCCTTACTATTTCTTTCAAATTTCTTTGAAAGAACGGCTTCCAGCTCTCAGTGCTTACGCCGCGTACTGCTTCGCTTTGACTTCCGCCCCGTCAGGCCCTGCGGCAGAAGTAAAATCCTTAGCAGCTATCTTTCCCACCTTATCTCGTGAGCAGCCGGCCCCCTGGACGTCATTCTTGGTAGGGAGAGGTGTGACGTCCTCACTGCTCCGGTCCCTACGGCTTTCGCCTTCGGGTTCCCGTCTGATGCCTAGGAGATATTCGCCGGGTTGCACTGTTCCGGCTCGGTGAGGCAGTCCATTTCCTTCAAGCACACCGGACTTGGCTAGTGTGCTGCTCGTCACCAGTGAGCGGCTCGGCGTGTTCTCATCCCACGCCCACCCTGACCGCATAGTCGGAGAGGAGAAAGTCCCCGACTCGTAGCTGGACCCG